TATAAAAAAATGGGATTATATATATAGTAACTAACAGAAAGAACAGAAAGGAAATAACTAAATGTCAAAACCTGTTAATATACTAGACGTTTTACAAAAAGCATATAATGGCAAAAAAATATCTGATAAAGATACTAAAGCTATTATAGACGCTTATGGTAGAGCGTTGACTATGAAAAAGATTCTGGAGGACTTTATTAAAGTCAATAGAAACTTAGTCATAGAAATCGGCGAACAAGCCGAAACTAATCTTGTAGTTGGAAAAGACTACACTCTTAACATAACCGAAAAACAATCGGTTAAAATCGACAATGCTCTTGTTAAAGAGAAGCTAGGGGAGTTGGAATATCACAATTGCAAAGTGCCAACATCATACAAGCAAATACAATCTATGCCTCTATCTGATAAAGTCATTAAATCTTCGCGTAATGATATGTCAGTTGGAAGTATTGTTGATTTCAAGTTAGCAGTATAATTTTTAGGGTCGACGATCTCCATTACATTGTCGACCCAACCAAGCCTGTGGTATATGGTAATAGGAAAAAGTTGGCACCAGACACAGTGCGTGCTGACGATCTCCATTACATTGTGGTTTCGACCAAGTTTCACAGGAGTATATAGTATTAACTGGCGGGAAAACCGCACGGAGTTGGGTGAAAAGCAAATGACGATAATAGATATAATATTACAAGTAGTCGCGTGGGCGGTTTTGTTCTTAGGATTAATTTATCTTTTTTTTAAATAAGGTGTTGACTATGAGATTAAATGGGAGTATTCTTTTTTTATCTTATAAGAAAGGATAACTAAAAATGCCAGATGATAATAACGATCTTGAAAGAAGATTAACAGTTCTTTCAGAAACTATGGGTTTGAGAAGACGCGAGAATACTCAACCTACTAATCCTACTGCTCAACCATTAACCGACGAGCAGATGACTATTCACCTAAATTGGAAGGCTCTTTATAAATGGTTAGAGAGTGAAGTCGAAGAACTTATTCTCAATCCTAACGCTTCACCCGAAGTTAAAAGGTGGGCGGAACAATTGATCTCTAATGGTCAAAGGAAGATGAGAGAATTCCAAAATAGATAACAAGTTTCCTCTTAACGAGGACTGGCAGACCCCCGATATTATGAGTGTCGGGGGTTTTTTTATGCCCTGATCCTGCCTGGTAGAAATTCCAGCAGGAGTTACCAGGTTTCCATCTGAGTTTTACAAATCAACATTAGGTACTTACAAACTATCTCAACCACCAGATGTAGTGGGTTTTACCCCCACCACCACCATTTTGGGGGTCGCGCGTGCGCGCTGCTCTAGTCTTGAGTTTTACACAAACATACCTTAAGATATAACTTTTTATGAAAAATTCTGAATTACCAACGGACTTGCTTAAGTATCAATTAAGGGAAATGCAAATAAAGATTGCTGAGGAGTCCCGTTCCTCTTACCTTACTTTTGTAAAAAAAGTTTGGCCTGAATTTATTGCAGGAAAACATCACAAGATTTATGCACAAAAATTAGAAGACGTAGCAACGGGTAAAATAAAACGATTAATCATAAATATGCCACCTCGACACACGAAGTCAGAGTTTGCATCTAATTTATTTCCTGCGTGGATGATGGGCAGGAATCCTAAGCTAAAAATAATTCAAACTACACACACAGCTGAGCTATCTTATAACTTTGGTAGAAAGGTTAGAAACTTGTTTGATCAACAAGAATTCAAAGATGTTTTTCCTGCTGTAAGTTTATCACAAGATTCAAAAGCCGCGGGCCGTTTTACTACAAACAAAGGCGGAGAATATTTTGCTGCGGGTGTTGGTGGTGCTATCACGGGCCGTGGTGCGGACTTACTGATCATTGATGACCCTCACTCGGAACAAGACGCACTTAGTCAGACAGCTATGGACAATGCTTACGAATGGTATACCTCGGGCCCCCGACAACGTCTACAGCCAGGTGGTTCTATTGTGATTGTTATGACAAGATGGTCTACAAAAGATCTCACAGGGAAACTTTTAAAAGCACAATCAAATGATAACTCTGATCAGTGGGACGTGGTTGAGTTCCCAGCTATCTTGAACGACAAACCTATGTGGCCTGAGTTTTGGAAACTTGCTGAATTAGAATCTGTCAAAGCCGCGTTGTCCGAGCAGAAGTGGCAAGCACAATGGCAACAGCAACCTACATCTGAGGAAGGTAGTATTATTAAAAGAGAGTGGTGGAAAGTCTGGACACTTGAAAAAATTCCTGATTTGATGCACGTCATACAGAGTTATGATACTGCGTTTAGTAAAAAAGAAACAGCGGACTTTAGTGCTATAACAACGTGGGGAGTATTTAAGCCCGTGGAACACGGACCATGGAACATTATTTTATTAGATATGAAAAAGGGACGTTGGGATTTTCCTGATTTAAAAAAAGTAGCCTTAGATGAATATACTTACTGGGAACCAGAAACTATCTTGATTGAAGCCAAAGCATCTGGTATGCCTTTAACTCAGGAGCTGCGGCAGCTAGGCATTCCCGTTGTTACATATACGCCTAGTAAGGGTAATGATAAACACGTTCGTGTAAACTCCGTGGCTCCTTTATTTGAAGCGGGACAAGTATGGTGTACCGAGGACCGTTGGGCAGACGAAGTGGTAGAAGAATGTGCGGCATTTCCTTTTGGAGAACACGACGATTTAGTGGACTCGACAACACAAGCTTTACTTAGGTTTAGACAAGGCAACTTTATTCAGTTAGACTCTGATTACCAAGATGAACCTAAATATATAGAACCAAGGAGTTATTATTAATGAGTCTACCTATAAAACTTTTTAAAGGTATTAAAGAAACAATATCTCAAACCCCACAATTTCAAGAATTCGCACAAAAAATTATTAATTTAAAACCTATTTTAAATGAAATTAAAGCAAATCATAAAGGGCAGAGAGACAAATTAGTTTATAATGTTATAGAAGAAACTATAAACGATCCCAAAGCATTAGAAATAGACTCATTTGGGTATGAAATGAAAAAATTTCTATTAAATTCAGGTGTTTTTAAAAGAAAAGCAAAAGCAAGCCGTATTTTTGAAGCTCCTCTAGATCAAACAAAAACAAATTATCCAGTGCCTGTACCTCGTTACAGCGAAGAAACATATGATTTATTAAACACACATCCTAGATTTAAGAAAAAAATTGTGAGTGAAGAATCAAAAGAGAAACTAAGAATAGTAAACTATAAAAGAAGTAAAGAAGAAAGATTAAAGAACATAAACGCAAAAAATATTATTAGTTATACGAAAGAAGGCGGAACAAGAGATAGATATTTAAAAATAAAAGAATATATGGATCAAGGCATGGATATAGTTAGCGCTACTCAAGCAATGACAAAAGATTTTAATCTTGGGAGGACATCGATGATTGGATTCTACGATTTAAAACCTACTCAAAAATCAAGAATCAGAAGACTTTCGATTTGGGATAATAAAAAAGATCTTATGAAAAAATATGATCCTGAACTATATAATTTTTTTAATAAAAAAATAAATCAATACAAAACAGATCTTGATAAAACTAAAAAAGAAAACTACTCAAAGTTATCTGAAAAAGAAAAAATAGATCTACAATTAAATCAAGGAAAAAATATTTTTCTTACTAAATTAAGAAAACGACTTGAAGATTTAAATCTTTTTCCTAAAAGAATTAAATCACAAAAAGATCCTCCTACTGATGCTTTAGATCAAGAACATATAATGGACATAGGCGGTAGAAGAAAAATGTACTTCGATCCTCGTTATGAAGATTACTATGAAGATAGGATAGCCAGACTTTACAAAAAACCTTCCTATCTAACTACTAGAGAAAGAAACGAATCTATTAAAAAAAAATTAGCTAATAAAATTATAAATAGTGAGAATATAAAAAATTCTATAATAAAAGATTTTGAAGCAGGTGATATGACTAAAGAAGATTTTATTAGTGAAATGAGTATACAAAATTCAAGAATAAATATGTTAAATAGTGAAATGAAAGATCAGGGATTGGAGCTTGGATTGTTTGACCCTGTAACAAAAGAAGAAACTTTCTATGGAGGTCAATACGATAACATTTTAGATTTAGTTAAATCAGAAAAAGAAGGTGTGGTGCCTTTAAAATCAGATGTTGTAGGACCACCTAAAAAACTTAAATCTGTAGATGAAGTTGAAAAACTCAAAAACGGAGGTTTGCTTAATATAGAAGAAGTGTTAAACTCAGATTAATATGGCCAAAGAAGACTTAAATTATAGCAGAGAAGACCTTTTTGATATTGATCTTGAGGAGAGAGAATTACGTCCAACGGAGAAAAGAAAAGAACGTAGAGACAAAGAAATAACTCCAGAACAAAAGGCAGATGCTAAAGAAATGATGAAAGATATGGCTAAGTTTCCTGTTAATGTTGCTGCAGAAACAGGTAATTTTATTTTGGACGTAGCACAAATACCTTCGTTCGCGTACAACACTTTTCAAGATATAGTCCTTGACGACCCTGAAGACCAAATTCCTATGTTAAAAGTTCCAACATTAGATTACACATCAAAACAGGGAGAAATGTTAGACAAGCTAGATTATGGTGTTTCTTTTGGAACTGGTATAATAGGTATGGCAAAAGGATTAAAGATTTTAGCTGCTAAGTCTCCAAAACTTTATGCAAGTTTAAAAGAAGCTTACCCCTATAATGTAGGTCAGTTTATGGACACTTTAAATAGTAAAGGACTTAAACAAGCGTTAAAAGATGTCTTTCCAAGCAAAAAAACTTTTAAAAAGCTTATTAGGAATGTTGCGGGACTAGTTCCCTCTGCTTTTGTATTAGATAAAGTAGTGGATAGACCGAAAGAAATGGCCTCGGGCGGTGGTCCAGGTGAGATTGATTATGATCCTTCAGAGTACGGTGGACCATTTAGTAATCCTATTACACAAGAAGATCCTTACATTAATATTGAACAATATTTAAATCAACCAGGTGTTGAAGGATTAAAAGATTTAGAAATTTTTGATTTAGATTTACCTTTAGCACAAAATCAAGCGGGTGATTTTTTAGATAAAATAGAAGGAACTAAAGTATCGTTGCTTGGTAAAGTTCCTGCATGGGCTATAGCAAATATAGATAAAGCAAAAACCTTAACACAAACATTCACAAAAGGTGAGAGCAATATTCTCAACTCAATAAAAAATAAACTCACACCAAAGGACGAGGCCGTATTAGATGATAGTATCGAAGAAGTTTTAGACGACACGATTCCTGATACAACAGCGGTGTCCAAGAAAAAAGAAAAAGTAATTATAGATTCTCCTGAAGCAACTGAAGATGTTTTTTATTCTGGCTTAGAAGCAAGATTAATGGACCCCAACACACCTGATAGTTTTGATTCAGTAAAAGCATTTTATGATTTTTTAAATAGTAAAGGTGTTTCAAAAGCAGAAGTAGGCGACTACGCTTTAGAGGGTTATTTAAATCAGTCTTTACAAGGTGGAGTTAAAATTAATAAAAATGATTTACTAGAAATAGTTAGAGAAGCTCCTATTCGTAAAATTAAAACAATCACTTACGGTAATGAAGCTTGGGGTGGAACAAAGTCACCAAGGTATGCAGGTCAATATACAGAGGAGGGTTATCTGCCTTCTTCTTACAGAGAGAATGTTTTATATTTAGAGCCAGAAAATATTCCGTTAGATCCTGGTAAAATTAGAGAAGGTGATCCTGCTCACTCTTTTGAAGAAGATTACGTTTTAGGTTGGACAAGGTCAACAGATCGTCTTGCGTTTGATCCTAGTGCTAGTGCGACAGGTATTGGTAAGCTTGGCAAAAAAGAAGTTGATACTCTTACAAAAAATATACAAACAGTAGGAGAGCAAACAGATCAATTAAAAATGTCTGCTATAAATAACTTAGCTGATACAAGCGATGAGGTAAAACAATTCATACAAACTGAACTAGATACACCTTTAGAGGCTTTACCTAGCAAAGATCTTACAACCATTTACAATAGACTAGGACCAGAGATTGAGCAAATGGATGCTGCTCTTTACAATCAAATAAAAGCTTTTGATGAAAAATTATTAAACGATACTGAAAAATTAAATATTCATCAACAGGCCGTAGATGGTAATAAATTTACAGTTACTTTTGCAGATGAAATACAATCCGATATTTTACAACAAGCAAAAAAGTTTGAAGAAAAATTAACACAACAATTAGGCGATTTAATTGATGCAAATGCTGCAACTAGAAGAAATACCATTACGGGACGATACGAATATCAACAACTAAATCCTGAAGTAGTAGAGTATTTTCTTGCAAACAAAACAGTTTTTAGACCGATGTTTCAATCGGCTCAAGAGATGCAAACATTTTTAGACAAGTTCGCTAAAAATAAAGAAGTGTTTGAAGAATTAGCTAACGCAGGAGTAAGACCCTCAGAAGAATTAAAAAAGAAAGCTTTTAGAGCTGCTGAAGAAGAATCTAAAATGTTAACAGAATTAAAAACATCGTTGAGTACAAGAGCTATGGAATATTTATATCCAAATGTTCCTTTTAAAAATAGAAACGAATGGGGATCAGCTTTGATTAAAAATGATTTAGCTATAGCAGCTAAAAGATTATTTGAAGACGAAGTTGATGGAGCAGCTACTTGGTATGCTGTTTCTCCAAGTAAATATATAACTAAAAGATACGGCCAACAAGGTGGCACCGCTACAACTAAAGCAGAAAGAGAGGCTGCTAAAGAACGTGGCACACAGTTGAAAGGAATAGGAATGGAAGAATTTTATGGTGGCCCTGATTCTGTAGACCCTAAGGGTAAACACTATACATCAGTTATTGAAAAGATATTAAAGAAAGCAGCTAATGATAATAACTCAGAGTTTAAAATTATTAAAGTCAAAGTAAAAGATGGAGAAGGTAAAAGTTCTTATGAAGATGCTTTTGCCATCAAACTAACTCCTGAAATGTTGTTACCTCATAAAACTCATAGGAAATCTGGAGGATTTATGTATACTCCAGACAATATTGATATATTTGAGGCAGCATAGTGGCAGTAGATAAGAAAATACAACCAGAGGCACCAGAAGGTTTTGTACCAGCTCAAGAAGAAGCTATTGGGCAAATGGTTGAAATGCAAGTTCAACAGGGTTTACAACCTGAAGTAGAAATGTTAGATGACGGTTCAGCCATAGTGGGTGAACAAGAAAACATAATACCTACAAATTTTGACATGAACTTAGCAGAAGTTCTAGATGATGATGAACTAGGAAACATATCTAGTGAGCTTCGTCAGTGTTATGAAGATGACAAATCTTCTAGACAAGAGTGGGAAGAAACTTATAAAAAAGGCTTAGACCTATTAGGATTTAAGTATCAAGAAAGAACAATGCCTTTTGCAGGAGCAAGTTCCGTGACTCATCCTATGTTATCCGAGGCTATCACACAATTTCAAGCACAAGCATATAAAGAATTATTACCAGCAGGAGGTCCTGTTAATACACAAATTATAGGAGCTTTAAATTCTGCAAAAGAATCACAAGCACAACGTGTTAAAGATTATATGAACTATCAGATCATGCATGAGATGGAAGAGTATGATCCTGATTTAGACTCTTTACTTTTTTACCTTCCTTTATCTGGTTCAGCATTTAAAAAAGTTTATTACGATGCAGGATTAGGTAGAGCTGTTTCTAAGTTTATTCCCTCTGATGATTTGTATGTTCCTTATTTAGCAACTGATTTATCTAGTTGTGAAAGAGTTACGCATACAGTAAGAAAATCAAAAAACGAAGTTCGTAAATTACAAGTTGCTGGTTTTTACAGAGATGTAGATTTACAAGTCTACGATGACGAAACAAAGTTACAAGAAAAAGAAAATGATATATCTGGAGTTAAAAAAACTTCATACACAAAAGACGACTTTCAACTTTTGGAAATGCACGTTGATCTTAATATTCCTGGTGTCGATGCAAATGATGGAATCAAAGTTCCTTATATCGTTACAATAGACGAAGGATCTTCAAAAGTATTATCTATTTATAGAAATTACAAAGAACAAGATCCTACAACAAAAAAGATTTCTTATTTTGTTCATTACAAGTTTTTACCTGGTTTTAGTTTTTATGGCTTTGGTCTTATTCACATGCTGGGTGGGTTGTCAAGAACTGCAACAGCAGCTCTTAGACAATTATTAGATGCTGGAACATTATCTAATTTACCTGCAGGATTTAAAGCTCGAGGATTAAGAATAAAAGATGATGATAATCCATTACAACCAGGTGAGTTTAGAGATGTAGATGCACCGGGTGGTAGTTTGAGAGAAGGATTAGTTCCTCTCCCTTACAAAGAACCTAGTGGAACTTTATTTCAACTATTAGGTTTTTGTGTAGAAGCAGGTACAAGATTTGCTTCTGTTGCAGATCAAAAAATTGGAGATAGCGTTGCAGCAAATGCACCTGTCGGAACCACTATGGCTCTTATGGAACGTGGCGCAAGAGTCATGTCAGCTATTCACAAAAGATTACACTACGCACAAAAACAAGAATTTAAATTATTAGCAACAATATTTGCTGAATCTTTACCACCTTTCTATCCTTATGATGTTGGAGAAGATGCAACAGAAAGTTTAAAGGCAGAAGATTTTAGTGGTGACATTGATATTATTCCTGTTTCAGATCCTAATATTTTTTCCATGTCTCAACGAGTTACGTTGGCACAAACACAATTACAATTAGCTCAAGCAGATCCTGCTTCTCACAACATGTATGAAGCGTATAGAAGAATGTATCAAGCATTAGGTGTCAAAGATATTGAAGCTATTCTTCCAGCACCTTCTGGTCCACAACCAATGGACCCTGCTGTTGAAAATGCATCCTCTCTTAAGAACCAACCTTTGACAGCTTTTAGAAATCAAAATCACATGGCTCATGTTGAAGCTCACAGAGCTTTTATGACATCAAATCTAGTTAAAAATAATCCGCCAACAATGGCTATTTTACAATCACACATCATGGAACATGTAGGATTACAGGCAAGAGAAGAGGTAGAAGAAGAAAATGCACAAGCAATTGAACAAACAGCTATGCAATATAACGGTCAGTTACCTCCAGAAGTACAAATTCAGATACAAGAAGGCATGGAACAACAAATTTCTGAAAAAGTTGCCGAAATGACCTTAGAAATGGTTACAGAAGAGGCAGAATATTTAGATGAAGGAGCAGAAGATCCTTTAGTTAACTTGAAACAACAAGAAATTAACATAAAAGCAGGTGATTTAGAGAGAAAAACCATGGCTGATCAAACAAAAATGGGTTTAGATCAAGAAAAACTAGATCAAAACGCAAAAATAGCTCAAGATAGAATACAATCACAAGAAGACATAGCTCAATTAAGAGCAAATGTTAATTTAACAAAGACAAAAAAATAAAAATGCCTAAAATTAAATTTATTCCAGCTACATACGAAGAAAAAGATAAAAATTTAAGTGCTGCTGATATGAAACTAAGAACATTGTTTGGTGTATTAATGAAGCTAGTAGAAAATACTGGCAAAAGCCAAGAAGATTGTATATTATTAGCAGGCGCTATGATTAGCGTAGCTAAATTATTATACTATGACAATTTTAGTGATGATGAAGCAACGCAATTATGGGAAACAAGTTGGGCAGACTTTAATGAGTTGATTAAACCAACAATACATTAGGAGAAGAACATGAAAGCTAAATATATAAATGGAACACTCTATCCAAACGCAAAAATGACTGTCGCTAAAGCAGACATGCCAAATGCAAATCAACAATCTAGTGTTTCAACAGCTTCTGTACAATCTGTTGGGCCAAAAGTTGTTCAAAACTTGGGTTCAGGACCAAAAGGTCAGCGCAGTAAGATGCAGATCAAAAAAGTGCCTTTCAAAGGCGTATTCTAGAGGAGGAATCCATGTTACAAAAATACAAAGCAAAGTGGGATAAGCTAAACAAGAAGGGTAAAATTATTGCCGTTGTTGTTGCTATCGTAGCAGTATATTTAATTATTGAAGCAATATAATGTTTAATCTATTAGTCGGGCCCCTCACTTCAGTTATTGGTGATACAATCAAAGGTTTCGTAGAGACTAAGAAAGCAAAAGCGGACTTAGCATTAACCGAGATAAAAGCTCAAAAGTCACTTAAAGAGCAGCAGATCGCCGGAAAAATTTCGTGGGAGGCTTCGGCTGTAGATCAAATGAAAGGGTCGTGGAAAGACGAACTAATTTTACTAGCCCTATTAATTCCAGCGGTGGCTGTATTCATTCCTGGATGGACTCCACACATAAAAGCAGGATTTGAAGCATTACACTCACTCCCTGATTATTATAAACATCTCTTATACATAGCGTGTAGTGCGAGCTTTGGTATTAAGGGTGCAAAAGGAGCCATGGGCTTAATTACAAAAAAGAAATAGGAGATAAAAATGAAAGATTTAAGTGGTGATGGTAAGATAACTAAAAAAGATGTTCTTATCGGTAGAGGTGTTTTAGAAAAGCCAATGAAAAAAAATAAGGGCGGTCAAGTAGCTAGTTCTGCTGAAACATCAGTTATTAAAGGAGCAAAAGCAAAAGGTTCAAGAGAAGGTTCAGTCATAAAAGGACCTAAGGCAAGGTCTTCAAGAGAAGGTTCTATTATTAAAAGAAAAAGTGGTGGACTTGCTAAAAGAGGTTATGGAGCTGCGATAAGATAATGGCAAAATTATGTGCAAAAGGTAAAGCCGCAGCTAAGCGGAAATTCAAAGTCTATCCGAGCGCATATGCAAATATGTATGCAGGAGCTGTTTGTAGTGGTAAAGTTACTCCTGGTGGAAAGAAAAATAAAAAAGCTACTGGTGGTATGATTGGTGATGGTAATAAAATATCTCAATCTAGAAAAAAAGTATCACACATGAACAATGGCGGAGTTGCTAAAGGTTGTGGTGCTGTCATGGAAAATAAAAGAAAAACTACTGCATATGCATAATGGCTAAAAAAGGTTTAAGATCTTGGGTTAAGGAAAATTGGGTAGACATAGCCAATAAAAAATCTGATGGTTCTTATCCTAAATGTGGACGTAGTGGTGGAGAGAAAAGAAAGAAGTACCCTAAATGTGTGCCAATAGCAAAAGCGAGAGCCATGTCAACGGGTCAAAAAAGATCTGCAGTTAGTAGAAAACAAAAAGCAGGTAATCCTGGTGGTAAACCTACAAATGTTAAAACGTTTAAAGCAAGATCAGGTGGGTTAGCTATGAGAGGTTACGGCGCTGCAATACGTTAAGAAAGGAAACTAATATGAATATGGAAAGACTTTTAGCATCGGTGCGTTCTAATGAAGGGTACCGTAATAAGGTGTACTTGGACAGTTTAGGTAAAAGAACTGTGGGAGTAGGCCACCTCTGTGTAGAGGATTTTTGGGAAGATGACAAAGAGTATGAAGAGTCATTCTTAATGGAAATACTAGAAAAAGATTTAGAAACAGCAATATCAGGAGCAGAAGAATTATTAGGTGAATACACAGTTCATGATCACTGTAAAGAATTATTAGTTGAGATGGTTTTTCAGCTTGGAAAAACAGGTGTTAGTAAGTTTCGTAATATGTGGTCAGCACTAAAAGATCATAAAATACCAAATTATAAAACCGCAGCGGCAGAAATGCTCGATTCGCGTTGGGCCAAGCAGACCCCTAATCGCGCAAAAAGAATGTCGGATATAATGGCTAGCTTAGCATAATATGCAATTAGAAAATTATTTTACATATTATAAAAAACAATTAATAACTAGACAAGAGCAAGTAAAACAAGCTATATTGTCAGGAGTAAAAAATTGGGATGAATATCGTTATTTATGCGGTAAACTTCATGCCCTAGAACAAGAACAACAGGAACTCACGGACCTGCTAAATAAAACGGAGCTAGAAGATGATTACAACAGCCAAAAAAAGTAAGCTCATACTACCAAAAAATATATGGGATAGTAAATCAGCTGAAAAAACAAAGGACAAGAAAGAATTAGAGAAAGTTCCACAGCCAACAGGATTTAGAATAGTTTTATTTCCTCTCAAGCTTGAAGAAAAAACTTCTTCAGGAATTATCTTTACAGAAGACACAATCGAACAATCACAAATATCCACTAATGTATGTAAGGTTTTAGAAGTAGGGCCTGATGCTTATGCAGATAAAACAAGATTTCCAAATGGACCATGGTGTAAAAAAGGCGATTGGGTTTTAATAACAAGGTACGCAGGATCTCGCATAAAAATTGAAGGCGGTGAACTACGTATTATTAATGATGATGAAATAATAGCAACGGTAGATGACCCTAGAGACATTTTACCCGCTAATATATTTTAGGAGAGATAAATGGAAACTACACAAACAATAAAATCAGAAGAAGAAAAAATGGTTCCTATTGATACCTCTGGAAATGCAGTAGATGTAGAATTAAAAGAAGAATCAAAAGAAGAATCAAAAGAAGAATCAAATATAAAAATAGTTGAGGAAGAAAAAGAAGCTCCAGTACAAGAAGAAACCTCTGAAAATGAGTTAGAAGAATACAGTGCTGGTGTTAAAAAAAGAATAGATAAGCTAACTAAAAAAATGAGGGAAGCTGAAAGACGTGAAGCTGCCGCGATTGAATATGCTAAAAAAGCAAAAGAAGAGTTAGACAAAAGTAAATCTTCAAGCATTAATCAAAATGAAGCTTATTTAGGTGAAAGAGAAAAATCTTTAGCAACACAAAATGAATTTGCTAAAAGAGCATTAGAAGCTGCTATTCAAGCACAAGATGTTGAAAAACAAGTTGCTGCTAATCAAGAGATAGCAAGGTTAACTATTGAAGCAGAACGCTTAAAACTTTCTAAAGCAAAAGCTGCTAATAAAAAAGCAGAAATGGAAGCTGCTCCTCAAGAAAATGTAGAACAAAAAGTTAATGAGCAAGTCGCTTCACAACCAGAAAATCAACCTGATGCTAAAGCAGAAGCTTGGGCACAAAAGAATGAATGGTTTGGAAATGACAATGCAATGACGTATACAGCTTACGACATACATCAAAATTTGGTCAAAGAAGGTGTTGACCCGAGAACAGATGAATATTATAGTGAGATAGATAAACGTATACGAAAAGAATTCCCCCACAAATTTTCTGATGGTGGGGAAGCCCGACCAAAGCAAAAAGTTGCTTCAGTCGTTCGCAACTCGTCAACTGGACGCAAGACTGTTAGACTCACACCCTCACAGGTAGCAATAGCTAAAAAACTCGGTGTGCCCTTAGAAGAATACGCAAAACACGTGAAGGAGGCGTAAAAAAATGGAAGAAAATAAAAATGAAACTATAAAAAAGACCTCACGCAAAGCTGAAACCCGTGAAAAGGGTGCTCGCCCGAGAGGATGGGTTCCTCCGTCTAGCTTAGAGGCACCAGAGCCACCAGAAGGATTTCACCATAGATGGGTTCGTACTGAATTTAGAGGGCAACAAGACGAAAAAAACGTCATGGGTCGTTTAAGATCAGGTTATGAATTTGTTATGGCTAAAGAATATCCAGACAGAATGGATTTACCTTCTGTTTCTGATGGTAAATATAAAGGTGTTATCGGAGTTGGTGGATTGTTATTGATGAGATGTCCTATCGAAGTAAAAGAAGATAGAGACGCTTACTTCAGGCGCTTAACTGACGAACAGACAGCATCAATTGAAAATGATCTATATAAAGAAGAGCATCCTAGTATGCCTATCTCACAAGAGAGGCAAAATAGAGTAACTTTTGGTGGCAAGAAAACTAGCGGTTAGTTTTTTAGTTATCAAAAAACATTGTAAAGGATGATAACGTATGGCAAATATAGATGCCCCATTCGGTCTTAGACCGATAGCTAAAAGTGGACAGAATCCGAATAACGGTGGACAAACTCAATACGACGTGGGCGCTTCACAATCTACAGCAATCTTCACAGGGGATCCGGTTAAATATAAAAATGACGGAACTGTCGAAGTTGCTACAGCGAGTGACGCACTACTCGGAGTATTTATGGGTGGGTTCTACACTGATCCAACTACTAGCAAACCAACATTCGCCCCATACATACCAGCAAGTTTAGCAACAACAGATGCTAAAGCTTTTGTATGTGACGATCCAAACCAAACATTCATTGCACAACAAGATAGCGTAGGTGCTAATCTTGTAGCAGCGGATTTAAACACAAATGCCAACTTAGTATTTGGAGCCGGTAGTACAACTACAGGTATTTCAGGTGTTGAGATTGACTCAAGCACTAGTGCTACTACTGCGACTCATCAAGTAAGATTGATTAGTTTTTATGATACACCAGATAATTCTGCAACAGCGAATAATTCAGTGTTAGTTGTTAAAATCAATAATCATCAACTTGGTAGTCACACTGGTACAGCTGGCGTATAGGAAGGGAAATAGACAATGGCAATAAATAGAAGTCAATTAGCCAAAGAGCTAGAACCAGGCCTGAACGCCCTCTTTGGTATGGAATATTCTCGTTATGAGAATGAAGCAGCTGAGATCTTTAATCAAGAAACTAGTGACAGAGCTTTTGAAGAAGAAGTAATGTTAGTAGGTTTTGGTGAAGCAGCAGTTAAAGCAGAAGGTGCAGCAGTTCAGTTTGATACTGCTAAAGAATCTTTTACTGCAAGATATACTCATGAGACAATTGCATTAGCATTTGCTCTTACTGAGGAAGCAGTAGAGGACAACCTTTATGACACTTTATCAGCTCGTTACACTAAAGCTTTAGCTAGATCTATGGCTTACACTAAGCAAGTTAAAGGTGCTAATGTATTAAACACAGCTTTCACTACAACAGGTGGTGATGGTGTGTCTTTAGTTAATACTGCTCACCCTACAACTTTAGGTGGTAACTTTTCAAATAGAAGTGCTACTGATGCAGACCTTAATGAAACATCATTAGAGCAAGCGATGATTGACATTGCTGGTTTTATCGACGAAAGAGGACTGAAGATTGCAATGAATGGAAGGAAGTTAATTATTCCTGTAAACATTCAATTTGTAACTGACAGAGTGTTAAACACTACTCTAAGAGTTGGTACTGCTGACAATGATATCAACGCACTAAGAAATATGGGTATGTTACCAGAGGGTTACGTAGTAAATCACTACTTAACAGATACTGATGCATACTTCATTAAGACAGATGCTCCTAATGGATTTAAACACTTCACAAGAGCTGCTCTTGCTACAGGTATGGAAGGTGACTTTGATACAGGTAACATGAGATATAAAGCTCGTGAAAGATATAGCTTCGGTTATTCTGATCCACGTTGTGTTTATGGTTCTCAGGGATCCTAAAAAAACTTAGTTCGAATTTTAAAGGGCGGTTGTCTTTGACTCCGCCCTTTTTTTTATTTATAATTAAAAACAGTAAACCCAAGACTATTAATTTAGACAACAAATAAAAGGAGGTTGACATGGGAACAACTACATTTTCAGGACCAGTAAAAGCTGGTACTATAAGAGAAGGAGCAACTATTAATACAGGATTTGTATTAATGTCTCAATCAGCAGTAATAGATATTATTGGTGCAACAGCTACAACAAACGTAGGAATTATTCCTGCAAATTCACAAATTGTAGATGTAATATTAAACGTTACTACTGTTTCCAACGATGGTGGAACTGCCACTGTTCAAGTTGGACACGCAGGTGATACTGATGAGTATTTACCAGCTACTAACGTAAAAGCTTTAGCTACAACTAGAGGTACTATACAAACTGATGGTACAGATATAGGTACATCAGATCAAACTGTAACTGCTACTTTTACAGCAGCTAATGGTGATGGTACAACAGGTGCAGCAACTGTAACTGTGCTTTATATGCAAAACAATAACTTATCGTAAGTTTAATAATTAGGGCGTAGTGTAATAGCCACGCCCATTACAAGGAGAAAAAAATGGCAGATACAGTTACAGGACCAACAATTATGCAAGAGAACGACAACAGAGTTACTGTAAAACTTGTTGTTGAATCTGATGGTAATGGAGGTACTACTGTTTTTGGTGATGTGTCAGCATTAACTGCAAACACTTTAGGTCAGGCTGTTGCAAGAATTTCATTACAACAATTGTGGTGGAGTTGTGCAAACGGAGATGGCGGAGATTCATTTGCCCGCCTTGACTATGAAGATAGTGATGGAGATATACCTATAGTTACACTTGTTGATTCTGGATATTGGGATTTTAGAGAGTTTGGTGGAATACCAGCAAACAAGAGTTCTAACTCAAATCAAAATGATGTAAATTTAGTAATTCCTTCTACAGTGGATAATAAAAATACATACACAGTTATCGCAGAGTTCCTAAAAATATATTAGGATGGCTGATAAACAACCACCTAAAACTAAAAAATATTTCCGCTCCACAAAATCTGGGGCGGGAATGACTAAAGCAGGTGTTGCAAGATATAGAAAAGACAACCCTGGATCAAAATTAAAAACTGCTGTAACAGGTAAAGTTAAACCTGGTAGTAAATCAGCAAAGAGAAGAAAATCTTTCTGTGCTAGAAGCGCAGGTCAAATGAAAAAATTTCCAAAAGCAGCAAAAGATCCAAATTCAAGACTAAGACAAGCAAGAAAAAGATGGAGATGTTAAATGTTTAAAGGTTATTTTTATTTATTTTGTGCATTTATGACAGTTATCTTTATGTTCATATCAACACAAAATTCCTCAGCTGAGACCAATACCGTGTCGAGTACGGTAGTTAACAATACGCCCCCAACAGCAAACGCACCGTCTATAATCAACTCTAACAGCGACATATGTAAAGTTGGTGTTGGCGCTAGTGTGCAAAATAATATTGTAGGACTTGCAACAGGTGTCGTCATAGATGATGAGCTGTGTCAAAAATTAAAATTATCTAGAAGTTTATATGGCTTTGGTATGAAAGTTGCCGCCGTATCTGTATTGTGTCAAGATCCAAGAGTCTGGGACGCGATGACGGACGCGGGGACCCCG